TCTGTTACTGTTGTAACACCTGCGTTTGTAATTGCTACATCTCCTGATACTGCTACACTTGCTGCAACGTTTGAACCGTTACCTACAAGAATATTACCACTTGTTAGTGCTGCTAGTTTAGAAAAGTCTATTGCTGCTGCAGATGCAATATCTGCGTTTTCAATGTTTGAAATAGAGTTACCTGTTCCGTTTGCATCAAAGGTTTTGTTAGTTAAAGTATCTGTTGATGATGCTGTAATATATGAACCCAAATCAGAAATATTTGATTCTGTTATTGTGATTGTGTTACTTGCAGAATTAATTGTTTTATTTGTTAATGTATCAGTTGTTGCCCTACCTACTAAAGTATCGGTAGATGTTGGTAATGTAACTGTACCTGTGTTACTGATAGATGAAATTACTGGACTTGTTAATGTTTTGTTAGTTAATGTTTGTGTATCGGTTGTACCTACAACTGAACCTGTAACACCATGAACTCCAGATGTTGGATTATCTACTTCTGCTCCATGTGCTAAGTTTGATATTGTGTTATTATCTCCATCTATTGTTTTGTTTGTTAGTGTTTCTGTTGCTGATGCAGTTGATAAACCTGCTTCTGCTGCTGTTTGATTAATCCATTTGCTACTTGAAGTATCATATGCTAAAACCTCATTATCTCCTACACTTGTAACTGTTACATCTTGAACATCATCAATAGAATTAACTGCTCCTCCACCATAACCATACCAATAGTTTCCTTTTCTAATGAAAATCTTTGGAGATGTTTCTGATAAAGTTTCATTGATTCCACTAATAGTTACAATCTGTCCACTTACTGATGGAGAACCTGTGTGCGTAATTGTGATTGTATCTCCTGCATCTGCAAATACATACAAAAGATCGTATTCATTTGTGTTTGTAATATCAAAAGTATCAATAACATCTGTTGTTCCTGTTTCCGCTGCTGCGACAGTAATAGTATCAGTTACAGCAAGGTTACCTGAAGAAATTGTAATAGTTGAAGTTTGTGGGCTAAATCCCAACATTCCCTGTGCATCTGGTGCTGCGTTCCACTCATCTGTTCCGATTTCTGAAGTTCCATCATCAGGTGTGGTTGCAACTGTTGAGTGTTTGTATATTGCTTTTCTAGCCATTTATTCTCTTTCCTCCTAATACTACTGTAACATTTTCATTCATTTTAACTTTTGCGTTCAAACCTGAATCAGGTGTATATTTGTCACTTTTAGGGATTTGTAATCCATTAATTCTATTCAAAAGGTCAAAGACTTTGCCCATTGAGGACATTAGTCTAAACTCCATTGAATGTGTGATTTACGAAAATCTTCAGGGTATCTGATGATGTTTTGTTAAATGATGTTAGATCAAAGTGTGTTAACAATTTTGTTGATGTTGTTGGAGAACCTGCTCCTACGTGAATACATCCACCAATAATTGCGTTTGCTGAAAAGTCAGATGTTGCCCAACTTGTTCTCCAAGTTACAATATCTGTACCTGCACCTGTGTTATCTGCATCTCCATCATTTGTTTTAGGATAAGTTGCATCGATTGCTTTTCTTGAAGTTGTAACTGGTGTTGTTACTTCATTATAAGTATCTGATTTTGCAGGAGTTGCTGCACCTGTTCTAAGTTCCATTCTGCCATCTGAACCACCAAAGTCAGATGTTGGTGTTTCTCCACAAGCAGATTGTGCATAATAAAGATCGCCATCGTTAGTAACAATGTTTTTAGCATAATACCAAGTTTTCTCTCCAGTGAGAGTATTTTCTTTTACAATACAGATATTTAAATCTGGGTTAATTTGAGTTCCTATTGGTTTGTTAGATTCTGTTAGTTCTATCATGTTTAATCATAATAATAAATAGTATTTAAATATTCTTACACTCTAATTATGAATAATAGTTCTACAAAAGCAGGTCTATTTTCGTGTGCATCTCCACTACCTGTATTGCCTATAGATCCTGCTGAATCAGTAGTAGTTCTATATGGAGGTGTAGATGTTGATCCCCATGTTTGTGTGTTAACTCCAGGGAAATCAGCATATAATTGAGCAGTAGCAGCAGGTAATGCATTGTTAACGTTAGTGCTGTTAGAATATGATCCAGACCTAACGTTATAGGCATATTCAACAGTGTGAGAGTGAGTTCCCTGTGTGTGAGAGTGAGAAGGTAATTCGGCTGTAGTTAATATATGTGTATCTTCTCCACCTGTTGCTCCTGCATCTGCTGAAGCAGTTGCTCCTCTTGGAAATTTTGCTTGTAGATCAGGTAAATTAAATGTAGTTGAACCGTCTCCTACACCAAACTGTGTTCCCACAACATCAAACAAATCTTTGTAAGTTGTTCTAGATATTGCTGTACCGTCACATAAAAGCCATCCTGTGGGTATATTATCATATTGACCTGCATACATCTCAACTGAACCAGTTGGTAATATTCCATATTTGAAAGTATCAGTTTGATTTACTTGTGATACTGCTGTTACTGCTCCACTCGATGTTGTAACTTTTGCAATTTTTAAACCGTCAGTAGGAGTAGTTCCTGTTGTATTTATAACAAAACTCCATGATTCTGCTTCTGAATTACCGTCTCTATTTAATTGTGCATAAACATAATTATCTGTATTATCTGTTAAACTTCCTACATTTTCTGTAGCATCTAAATCTAAAACTAATCCTTTTAATCTAGCATTACCTACACCTACATCAACTGATAAACCTGAAGATGCTGTTACTGTCATTCCAGTTACTATATGGTCATTAATAAATTGACCAATCATTTCTTCAAAATCGCTAGGTGCTACGACTTTGGCACTTATAGAATCTGAACGAGGATATAAAGTTCTTGTCATTATAACGTCAACTGCCACTCAACTATTGCTCTTTTCGATGAAGTTTTTACGAGTGGACTTGCATCTACCTGTCTTGCAACAAGTGCATTATTATTATCTCTAAGTCCAATCTCATTCCATGTAAAGTTAGCTTCTGAATAACCAAAATCTGCTGAAATATACAATGTTGGATTTACATATACTCTACCATCTGATGATATATTTTTCCAATATTTGTTAGTTACTGCCTGTAAGTCTGTCTGTGATAAACCTGCTGCTGTAGTTGAATCTCCTACACCTATTTGTTGAAGATAATAACCACCTGAAAGATTACCTAAATATTTAAGAATAGAATCTTTTCCACTATCAACTATAAGATTTTTAATAGTAACATCTTTTACTAATAATTCAGTTCCATCATCTTGTTTTTCCCAAGCACGTATACGCACATGTCCGTTTAAAGGCACTATTTCGTTACTCATGATCCGTAAATCTCTCCTGAAGTCCTAGATCCATACGTGCCTGTACCATAATACGCAACATTCTTATCAAATTTATTTTTGGTATCTGTAATATTTAATGTTTCTGCGTACTCGTTTATTACATACATAATTACAGTGTCTCCTAAACTTAGTATTTCTTCTGGAGACTCGTAATCTTGAATTTCTTTAGATTGTGTTAAAGAAGATTCGTAATCATGTATTTTTTTAACAATCTCTTTATCATTATCAAAGTAATCAAACCTATATTCTCCTACTGTTAATTCAGTATTTAATTGTGGATATGTCCATTCTATGGATTTTATCACATATCCTGTGTCTATTCCTAAAAATTCATTTTTAACATTTATCACATCATTTTCAGATAAATATAAAACAGGGTTAGCAAATTTTACAGTTACATTTTGATTAACTTCTGAATATCTATTAAGATATGATTGTACAAATCTTACACCATCATTTCTATTATTAATCCAGTTTAAATTAAATCTTTTAGAATGTATACCGTATTGTGCTATACTACTTGGTTTTTCTCCTTTTATTACTAAAGGTCGTTCATAATTATATTCTACAACTATATTGTTTGTTCCTGAAGCAGGAGGAGTATTAAATGTTATCTGCTTTTTTAAAGAATCAACTTCATAATCTACTCCGTCTGGTTCTTTTTCAACACCGCTTATTTTAACATTTAATGATGTTGCAGAAAATTCTAGTGTAAAAACAGTATCACTATTATTACCACTAAAGCTTTCTGTTGTAGAATAAGTTTGTGTTTCTCCTATAAGTGTAACACTGTTAACTAATTTTGAATCATCAAATGCAGATTTTTCAACTAAAGCTCCTACACTACCATGAGTTATTTGTTTACCTGTATCATTAAAACTAACTGGTTCAAAGAAAAATTCCTCAGCAGGTGTAGTATAAAATATTCTATTTGTATAATTGGCAAAATCACTAATCAAATCAAATAATTTACCATCTGCTATAAAATTAGATATTGTTAAACCAGATGCCACACCTCTGTCATTATATGAAAAATCAGTATTATTTTGAATTAGTTGACCAACTATGTACTCTGGTGTTTGACTTGAATATAATTCTCCTCTTACATCTTTTTCTGCTAAAATTTTACCATAACTCTGACATGTTATTTTTTTTCCTGATAATTCTAAATCTATTTTTGTAACAAATCCACCAAATTTTAAAACACTTCTTGGATTTATCTGTGTATAAATTTGAGTTGACTCAAAATCAGATTTATTTTCATCTTTATATAATCTTAATCTAAGTAATTTTCCTGCAAAAAAACTACCACCATAATCTTTTCCTATTAACATGTTGTTTGTATCTGTAGGATCATATGAACTTGTTACTGTACCAACACTTGTATCATCAACATACATGGTAACAAGATTATTTGAATCACGTTTAATTCTAATAAGATGTTTATTTCCGTCATTAAATCCTGAACTGGAACTTGTAATTGTATCTGAGCCTATGTAAAATTTAACATCTCCTGCTGTAGATGCGTTAACTGATAATGCAAATCCATTTGTACCACTGCTACGTTTTGATAGTATAAACTGTTCAGTTGTACTAGACCACTTTGCCCATACAAAAATATCAAATACTCCTGATAAATCTAATGTATCATCATCACTCACAGATACGAATGAACTTGTTCCATTAAATGATGCTTGTTTACCATACCATTCTGATTCAGATTCATATGTAATATCAGTTGCACTTCCTGCATTTTGTTTTGTACTTTCATCATTTACTCCACCTTGAAAACAATATACTGCTGATAGTCCTTCTACAGGTATAATATCAAATAATATTTCTATTCTATCGTTTACAGAAATATCATCACTTTTTCTAGATTCAAAATTTAAACTATCAACTGCACGTTCTCCTTCTTTTTTTAAAGTAACTGATAAAGGAAAAATCTCAGTAGTTCTATTTTTTATTAATTTTAAAACATGTGTCATTTTAATTACCTATGGAGGTGCAACGCCTTGACCTTCTGATGATTCGCCTGATCCTCCACCTGTAATTACATTACCTACTATAAATGATAGATTTGCGTTCCATGTAACAGGTGTTGATCCAGATTTGTTTAATGTTATAGATTCAATTAAACCTTGTCTAGAAAATCCAGTGTTACCAATGATTATTTGATAAACGTCTGTAAGTGTAGTTACTTGTATACCTGATGCTCCACTTAATAATCCATTAGGTTCAAGCAAAAATCTTGCTTGATGATCTGCTAATCTAAATCCTGTATCTGATGAAAATTGTGGAAATGGAACTGGAGTTGTTCCTGATCCTGCTGAACCATCTAAATTATAATTATTTGCTAATACAACATCTGTTGATTCATCATGAATTACCCATGATACTTGTATTCTTATTGCATTACCGTCTGCTTTTGTTAATACGTTAAGAGTATCATTTGATTCT